ATTAATAATTTTCCTTCTGGTGTTAGTATAAGTTCTGATCTTAATGACTCCTTTACCTCTATCATTTGCTTACTTTCTTTTAATGTTTTTACTGATAGCAAAAACTCACTTTATAGCCGATAATGAAATGGCAATATTGCATTAATTAACCGAGGATAATATCATGTGGACAACTCCAGCAGCTACAGAAATGCGTTTTGGCTTTGAAGTCACAATGTACGTAATGAATAAGTAGTGTGTATAGTGTGTATGGGGATGCTCCTAAAAAGGAACATCCTCTTCACCTTCTAATGCAGGGCCACTTGCAACATAATCACCTTTCGGTGTAATTTTACCTGTGTAAACAGGTCTTTTAGATCCTTCTTCTACTTCATTCTTAAACAATGCTAATGTATATTCTTTTCCTTCTACATTGAGCATTAATGAAATATACTTATTCCCTGTTTTACTTTCACGCAGCCAGCCTGCAGCTCTGTTACTATTATCATATTCAGCCATACTTTACTCCTTATTAAAAATTGGTTTTTTAGTCCAGCGTTTAGGTTCTATGTCATCTTCAACATATTTTATAAACTCTAGCGCTAATGGCGTATACCATTCAAGCCATGCTTTACTTCTATCTACTACTTGTATCTTTGTTTCAAAAGGTGTCCATATATAAAAATACGCATGAGGTGCTTTACATACTTCCATTTGCATTTGCATTTGAAAGTAATAACGTTCAGGGATCTCTTTATATATCTCTTGAGTGTAGGGACACTTTATCTCAATGACATTTCCTTGGTAGTACCCATCCGGACTTGCGCCAAATGGTAATTTGTCATGTAGCACAAACTTGTTACCAGGCTCTACAATATCATCAAACTCTTTTTCTAATGCAGACAAAGCAATAGACTCATGAATATTTCCATATTCAGTCATGTCATTGCCTTCAAACGGTGGCTCACGTAAAGTCATTTGACGCCATAACTTTTGTCTCTCATATACAGCAGACCAGGCAATACTAGCCGTAATAACGTTATGACGTCTACTATCACTTAAATGACTCATGCAGACTTTTTCAGTTCGTTAGCAAACTCACGTACTTTTTCTTGTAACTCAGGGCCAAATGTAAAGAATGCCTTTTTAAGTTCACCAGTTCTAGCCGCCTCTGTTAGTGTATCTTTAGCAGCTTTAACTTGATCTTCAGTTACTTCTTGAACAACTGGGTTATTTTGTTGGTGGATAGCATTTAATACCTCATTAGCGCTAGCAAACTCTTGGCCTCCAAGTCCTAATGCACTCAATGCTCTTCCAATTGCAGATGTCTCACAATTTTCGACATAAGATGTACCATTAATTTGAGATGCTTTTCTAAACTCTTGAGCAATACCAGTAGCAATAACACGGTTCAATTCATTTAAAACACTTGCTTTAATAACGCATTGTTCTTGATCTAATTGTATAACGTCAGTTACTAAAGCATAGTCTTTAAATTGCTCTCTAAATTCTTGTACACGCAATGCTACTGTTTTATATTCTTTACCACGTATATTGACTACTCCTTGTTTACTCATCCTTACTCTCCTGTAATTGTTTAATTTGTAATTCTCTAATGTAATGTTCTTTTTGATCTGCTTTGTCATTTGACTCACGTAGATCTTCATTCATTAATTGTAACTGCTCAATAATTCTATTTAATTCATCCATAAGAAACCTCCGTAAATTAAGATGAGTAGCAACACTACCACAACAAACCTATTTGATGCAACATCTTCATCTAAAAATGTTTCACCACGTTTATAGTCAACACCATAACGTTCTCTATAAGTCCTAGGAGTTTTAAAGTCCCATTGGTTATACCAAGTATGGTGTTTATCTCTATCCCATCCCCAGTTATCCATCATGCTTCTCCTGTTGTTCTAGTTGATATTGCTCTTCTAATTCTTTTTGACGCCAAAATTCTTGTTGATCCAAGTATTCATCATAGTCTAACCATCTTTCGTCCATTATTCACCTCCTTCGATATTTGCAATATCATTTTCAAAGTCAGCAAATATTTCATCTATGGTTAAGGTTCTATGAGGGCCAGTTCTATTAAAAAAGTTTTCAAATACGTTTGGGTTATTGTTAGCCCATTCGCCACATTTAGGTACTGGTTTTAAGTTAGGTAATTTTTTGTTTGTATCCATTATTCTCTCCTAGTTAATAAAGACTACAAAACGAATATTGATCTCTTTAAAAATAGATGTCAAGTAATTTAGCAAAATATTTTTCTTGCTCTATTTTTTTGCTAGCAGTATACTACCGCTCTATGGATGATACAGTTGAATTTTGTAGGAAAGGACGTGTATTATACCATATTTCAACGTGTTACGCTTAAGGAGAGTGTATGAAAATAAGAAACTGGAGTAAATATCAACATTACCACGATAGATGTCCGCCTTGGATAAAAGTCCATAGATCGTTATTAGATGACTTTGAATGGCATAATTTAGATCCATTATCCGCAAAAATGCTTATTAATTTATGGCTATTAGCTGCAGAGGATATTGATGGAAATTTACCGTCAGTAGACACTATGGCTTTTAGACTAAGAATTGAAAAGTCTTTATTAGTCAAGTGTTTATCTTCACTCACACCATGGTTAGAAGAGCTAGATAGCAACGTGCTAGCAAACATGGAGCAAAGTGGGGGTACAGAGACAGAGACAGAGACAGAGACAGATCCTGTGGAGCAAGTTTCTATAGAAGAAACTTTCGATAGGTTTTGGAAGTTATATCCGTCTATAAGAAAAGTAGCTAAACAAAAATGTTTTGAGAGATGGAAGGCTAAAAAGTATTATAAGATAGCTGATCAAATTATAGGTCATGTAGAAACAATGAAACAAAGTAAGCAATGGAAGGATGGTTTTTCGCCAGCGCCCATAACTTACATTCAGCAAATGCGTTGGTTAGATGACGTAGAAGTTGAACGTAAACCATGGGAAGGTGGAATATGAACCTCAATGATGCAATTAATAAACTTACAGTTAGTCAACAAGAAGTAAATAACTTTTACAACGGAGAAACTTATGGTAACGAATTTAAAATTAAGAGTGCAAATATTTTTATTGATGATCTCATTAAATACTACTCTACTGAAATATATGCTGGCAAGACGCTACCGTGGACTAAAACGCATGATAAATTCCATGTTCGGCCAGGGGAGGTAACATTAGTCACCGGCCCTAGCGGCCATGGGAAAAGTATGTGGCTTTCACAAGTTATATTGCATCTTATGAAAAGCTCAATATGTTTGGTAAGTAGCTTAGAGATGAGGCCAGTACTCACTATGGCACGCATGTTGGCCCAGGCGTTAGGATCACAAGAGCCTACAGATGAATATGTTACTCGCTTCTGTGAGCGAGCAGCTAGTAAACTGTATATCTACGATCAGACTGGAGTCACTACATCTGAGGACATGATAGCCACATTATTTTGGGGAAAGCATGTTTTAGGGGTAGAGGTATTTGTTATTGACTCACTCATGAAGATGGCTGATATAGCGGAAGATAATTACAATGCTCAAAAACTTTTTGCGGATCGTTTAGCTGTGGTATGTAGAGATCTTAACATACATATTTTTTTAGTAGCACATACTAGAAAACTATCAGATGAAGAACAAATACCAGACGCTACGGACATCATGGGCAGCTCGCATCTGCGCAACCTCAGCGATAACATCTTATGTTGCTGGCGCAACAGATACAAAGAGCGTTTAAAAGATGAAGGTAAAACGCCTGAGGCTGACTTAAAAATTATTCCGGATGCAAAGATATTCGTGCAAAAACAGCGTAACTTTCAGTTTGAAGGGTCGTTCAACTTCTGGTATGATCCAAAAGGTTTACGTTATAAGGAGAGTCCATGAAAACAGCCAATGAGTTTTTAAAAGAAATACAAGAATTATTTGGGCCTGTAGAATACAGAGCTACGTCTAACGAAGGAAAAGTATTTAAAAGCAAAGGATGGGATAACAAATATGGCAAAGAGAATGACAGTAAACGAAGTGAATTTCCAAGAGTTCGTGGATATTATCAAAAGTGAAATTAAAACTAACGGCTATGTTGATGTAAAATTTTCTGACGGTGGTAAAAAGTTTAGAAGTAGCTCACAGAATGATAAGTATTGGGCCATGTTAAAAGAGTTAGGTGACTATCTTGGATACCATGACTACGAACTACATGAGTTATTAACGTTTCAGAACCTCGCTGAAACTAAACTTGTAGCTGGCCGTCCTGTTACACAAGTAAGATCAACTACTGATCTTGATACATACGAATTTTCTGACTACCTTGAAAAAGTTAGAAGGTTTGGAATTGAATATGGGTTTAGGTTTCCAAGTGATATATCGTAACACTAAACTACTTAAACTTTTAAGAGATATTCCATGTCAGTCATGCGGTGCTAGTGACGGTACTGTAGTCGCTGCACACCGTAACGAGGGAAAGGGCATGGGTCTCAAAAATTCGGATGCGCTCACATGTAGTCTATGTTATCATTGTCACTACGAATTAGATGCTGGTAACAAACTTACTAAAGATCAAAAGCGTGATATGTGGAATAGAGCTTATGTAAATACCATGCAGTACTTATGGGAACATGACATCATAGGAATTAAATAATGGGAAAAGGAAGCGCACCAAGGCCGTTTACAGATAGACCTACGTTTGAAGATAATTGGGATAAAATATTCGGTAAAAAGAAAAGTAATGATACATCACCACACTTAGTAGAATATGAATTAAATAAGTCTACAGGTGAATTAGAACGTTTATACGAAAGTACATCTAAACCTAACGAAGGACAATTTGATGGCAGGAAAGTCACCTACACAATTAACACTAGCGAAACTTCAGAAGGAAAATTATCCACTAGTTCAGATAGTGGAGAAATGGAATAGCTGGGGTCGAGTGCGTGTTGATCTCTATGGCTGCATTGACGTCCTTGCAATATCTGAAGATGGTAATACTGTAGCCATTCAAACCACAAGTTTAAGTAATGTCAGCGCAAGGATCAAAAAAATAAAAGACAGTACTGCAATTGGTCACATTAGGAAAGCTGGTTGGATTGTATTAGTCCACGGATGGTACAAGAAAAATAATAGATGGCATGTCAAAGAAGTTGATGTCTCATGAAAGTAACAGCAATACAAACAAAAGCATATCGCATGAAAGATATGTTATTAGATGTAATAGCTGAAGATGAAATTATTACATGCAAAGAAATAGCAAACCGTATGGGTTTAAAATTTAATGATATTAAATTTGTAGTCATTAAACTTGTAGAGTGGGAACTATTATGTGAAATAAGAGGAGGTAAAAACCTTTTCTATCATAAACCAAAAAAACATTATCTTCAGGAGCTATATCATCCAATGCCACAGTTTAAAATATTAAGTGTTTATAGACATACAGCAGATCATGACAAACATAGTGTACGTAACCCATATAGAGGCATTGAGTCTTTTAATGCTAGCATTTTAGGAATACAACATGATCCATATTGATAGACTTATGCAAATACTAGATGACTGGGCCTTGTACATGAAGTCGGATAATCACCGCCTGGGTTATCCATCTAAGTCAGTAGGACTCTCTTCAGGGGGAGAGTCAACGGTGGACTCGTTTGATGAGATGATAGAAATACAAGACCTTTCTAACGTCCATGTAGTCGACTCGGTCATTCATAGTTTACCTGGTGAGCAACAAGATGCCATATATCACCGCTATTTACATTCTAAAAAGCCTTTGGCTTATGAATACAAGCTAGAATTGGCTATGGATAACCTTTTAACCATTGTATCAAAAAGAATTAATGCCTAGCATCTTGACAAAACGCATTTCCGTGGTAAAATATCACGCAATGGGATAACTACGCCCATTAACTCCGTAACTCTCCGTAAACCCTATCCTCACCGATAGGGTTTTTTATTTTATGCGTCCCAAAATTTGCAGTACATGCGGCCAGCCGTATGATGACACCGGTTATGAACAATGTCCTGAGTGTCAGTATGATCACACGTTTATAAGGATACCTCATGAAGAAGCCAACAACCAAGGCCGGCAAAGCCAAAAAAGTGTCAAAGGTAATGAAGGAGTGGAAGGCAGGAACTCTTCACTCAGGAAAAAAAGGTCCAGTAGTTAAGTCAAAAAAACAAGCCGTAGCTATCGCACTTAGCGAAGCTGGTATGTCTAAAAAGAAAGGTAAATAATTATGCCCATGGTAAAAACAAAAAGTGGAGTCAAAGCGTTTCCTTACACACCAAAAGGTAAAATGGAAGCTAAAGAGTACGCAAAGAAAACAGGTAGCAAAATGGCAGCTAAGCCTATGAAAAAAGGTGCTAAACGTGGCAAATAAACCAGGTCTATACGCTAACATTGCAGCTAAGAGAGCTAGAATTAAAGCTGGCTCAGGCGAAAAGATGCGTAAACCAGGTACAAAAGGCGCACCTACTGCCAAAGCATTTAAACAGTCAGCAAAGACAGCTAAAAAGAAATGATAAAAAAAGGTAAAGAAACGTTTTCAGGTTATAATAAACCTAAGAGAACACCTAGTCATCCTACTAAGTCACATGCAGTATTGGCTAAAGAGGGTGACCAAGAAAAACTTATACGCTTTGGTCAAAAAGGTGTAAGTGGTGACAAAACAAATACAGATAGAGCAAAGTCATTTAAAGCAAGACACGCTAAAAACATTGCAAAAGGAAAAATGTCCGCAGCTTATTGGGCTAACAAAGTTAAGTGGTAAAACTAGATATATACGTAGGATATGATGGCAAGGTAGAACCAGTTGCATATCATAACTTTTGCCAGTCAGTTATAGAAAAGTCATCTATACCGGTAAGTTTTACACCATTAGCACTAAACACTTTAAAAGACTACGAAGAAACACATAAAGACGGTAGCAACGCATTTATTTACTCACGCTTTCTAGTGCCATATCTAAATAACTTTAAAGGTATCGCATTATTCGTAGATGGGGACATGACGTGCCGCACAGATATTGCACAGATACTAGCTAACTTTGATAATGACGAAGCCTTAAAAGTTGTTAAACATAATTATAAAACAAAACATCCTATTAAGTATCTAGGAAATAGTAATGCCGACTACCCTAAGAAGAATTGGTCAAGCGTTATGTTATGGAATTGTGGGCATTGGCTCAATAAACAACTTACACCTAAGTTTGTACAAGAACAAACAGGTAAATTCCTACATAGGTTTGAATGGCTCAAGTATCCTGAAGAACAAGTAGGTAAGCTAGACGAAACATGGAACTGGCTAGAAACAGAATACGAATACAACCCAGAGGCTAAGCTGGTACACCATACTCTTGGCACACCATGCTTTAAAGACTATCAGAATACAGACTATAGTCAAGAATGGTGGGAAACATATCAACGGATGATCTATCCACTTAAAGGAAAAAACAGGGAAAGCGAGTTATAACATGGCAGATCTAGCTAAACAATTAAGACAATTACAAGACGTCCAAAGGCTAAGAGAATTGGCTAACCAATATGGTTTAGGACAAGTACCAGACCAAGAGCTTAACGCATTAAGACAGGCATTACCATTGCTACCTCCAGCACAAATGCCACAATATGTACCTCCTACAGGTCAAATGCCTCCAGTACCTATGCCTCAATTAGGAAGACAGCCAAGCTTACCTCCAGCTCAGATGCCATCTATTCCATCTTCACAAAGCATGACACCTGATCAAATGGAAATGTTAAGAAGAGCTACACCTGGATACCAAGCGCCAGCTCCATCATTTAAAGATATATTATTTAACCCAGGCCAAGTTATGCAACAAAACTATGTAGACCCAGCTGTCATAGAACAAATGTACTATAGAGGGCTATTAAGCCGATAATTAAGAGGGCAACCAACCTATAAGGAGTTGCAAAACAATGGATATTGAAGAACGAAAAAAACTAGCAGCAGAACGTAGCTCAGAAGCTAACAAAGGTAATACACATTCTAGTAAAAACAATAGGTTATGGGCGGAAACACTTAGACGTGCTGTCATTCAGTCAGATGCTGAAAGACTACGTATGATCGCAGAGGCTTTATTAGATAAAGCAGCCTCAGGTGATGTATCCGCTATAAAAGAATTAGGTGATAGATTAGACGGTAAGGCAGTAGCAACTACAGAGTTGACTGGTGTGGATGGATCTAATTTACCTATAAGCATTGCTATAGACTTTGTAAAGCCAAAAGATGAAGGTTAATGCAACCTTTCCTGATAAATTACAGTTTCTCTTCGATCCGTACAGGTACAAGGTAAGCTACGGAGGGCGTGGATCTGGAAAGTCATGGTCTTATGCTAGAGCATTACTTATACAGGCTGCCAATAAGCCATTGCGTGTATTATGCGCTAGGGAAATACAACGTAGTATACGTCAGTCAGTACATCAATTATTAACTGACCAAATACAAGCGTTAGGCCTAGGTCAATTTTATGAAGTACTAGACTCAGAAATACGTGGTGTTAATGGAAGTTTATTTGTATTTACAGGATTAGCTAATAATACTGTCGAGTCAATAAAAAGCTATGAGGGCGTAGATAGGGTGTGGTGTGAAGAAGCGCAAACCATATCCAAAAAGTCATGGGATATACTTATTCCTACAATACGTAAACCAGACTCAGAGATCTGGGTTTCATTCAACCCAAATATAGATACAGACGATACATACCAAAGGTTTGTAGTCGATCCTCCAGAGAACGCTAAGATTGTAAAATGTAATTATGCCGACAACCCTTGGTTTCCTGACGTGTTGGAAATAGAACGTCAACATAGTGAAAAGAATAACCCTGACTACGCTAACATTTGGTTAGGTGAGTGTAAAGCAGCCGTAGATGGTGCTATATATTCTAACGAAATAAGAGAGGCCCAAGAGGCTGGACGCATTACTAACGTACCTTATGATCCAATGCTTAAGGTTCATGTAGTAATGGACTTAGGATGGAACGATAGCATGTCAGTTATCCTATGCCAAAAAGGTGTATCAGATCTACGCATCATTGGTTATATAGAAGATGATCATAGAACGCTAGATAGTTATTCAGCA